CTTTCCCTTTCCCTTTCCATTGACCATGCTGGTTTGTGCTGGCCCTCCCTCAGCACCGGCTAGCCGGCGTGGGAAGAGCTGACGCCATGAACTCCAAGAGCTCTAACGCGTCATGACGGTGCCTCACCGCGTGGGCGACCCCGATGAAGGCCTCCTCTGTCGGATCGCAAAGATACTTGTACAGCGTCTTCCCGATCGACTGATGGATGGCTCCGCGAGGCGTCCACAGGTGCGAACAGAAGCTAAAGCTAGCGACGTTCTGCTCCTGGACCTCGCGAACGCGCTTGCCGAGCGAGAGATAAATCTCAATCGCTTCAGGCATCGCGCGCTCCACCGAGTCATCGCCGTTGGCGATGATCTCCGGCTCCACCCCCGCACGGCGAGCCGCGATAACGTGGTTCATCACGCGGTTCGCCGAGTTGTCGGCGGAGGTGGTGTAGAGGCCGGAGGGCCACACCCCGGAGGGCCTCGCGAAGAGGTAACCGTCCGAGGTCATGATCGGAGCCTTGCTCCACGCCTGGTAGGCGTTGACGACGATCGTCATGTACCGGGCCTCGGCGAACGAGGTAGCTCCCTCGGGGCTGTAGCCCATGGCCACGCTCACGAGGTTGCTGAAGTCCCAGTTCTGCACCGACCAGTCCCAGCTGGAGACGTCGCACGTAACGACGTCGCCGGCGAACTTCAGGCCGCGCAGCAGGCGCGCGGCGTGGTGGTCCTCCATCCCGATGCCCGGCTTGACCGGAATCGAGTCCCAGGAGGACTTCCACGCGCACACGCGATCCCTGTGAAGGAAGCGCGCGACCAGGTTGTCAATGAAGCTGACTCCGAAGATGAGTCTTGTGCCCCCCGCCACGAGCTTGCGCTCGGGGTGGGGCTCCTTCTTCCCAAAGACGCGCATCGGGTCAACCAAGTTGTCCTGAAGCACGTCAGCCGACTCTGCGTAGTGCGCCCCCCCGCCCGCAAGGGCGTTGAGGCGCTGCAGTGCCATCTCGATCACCTCCCCACGAGCCGGAACCATCTCTAGCGCACGAGCGAATCGCGCGTTGAGGGGGACACCGACAGTAGCGTTTGGGTTGCCTGCGACTGCATCGTCGAAGCATTCCCTGAGGAGGGAGCGGGCTTGCGCTTGCCACGCCGCGTAGGTTTCTGCCTCGGCGCAGGGGATCCCCCAGGAGGGGACGCGCTCGAGGAGCCACTCGACGGCTGCAGTCCGCTCGCGACTAGAGGGGGTAACTGGGTACCCTCCCC